AGTCTCTGATGGCTGGCTATGAAGCCGAGCAGCAGACCTGGCGCCCCTTGAGCCGTCAGCGCAACCTGCCCGACTTCCGCCCCGTTTATGAGGTGCAGGTCAATGGTCAGTTCTTGCCCGAAGAACTGGCAGAAGGCGGAGAGTACAAGACCGCCACAGTTTCTGAGGCACAGACCAGCTGGAGCCTTAAGAGCTACGCCAAGAAAATTCGCGTGACCCGCAATCTGGTCATCAATGATGATCTGGATTTCCTGGGCCGCATTCCCCAGATGATCGGACGCGGTTACAGCCTGTTCGAGTCAAACCAGATGTGGGCCAACCTGACCGGCAACCCCACCATGGGCGAAGACAGCAAGGCGCTGTTTCACGCTGACCACGACAACAGCGGCACCGGCGCCATCAGCGTTGATGCTCTGTCTGATGCTCGTTTTGCTCTGCGGAATCAGTCTGATCCTGCCGGCAACCGCGTAAACCTGCGCGCTCGCTATCTGGTCATTCCTACCGCACTGGAAACCGACGCCGAGCAGTTCCTGGCACCGTTCACACCTGCCCAGGTCTCCGACGTGAACCCCTTCAGCGGCAAGCTGCAAATCATTGCTGAGCCCCGCCTGGATGATGCAAGCGGCACTGTCTACTACGTCACCGCCGACCCCGCACAGGTCGACATGATGGTTTATGGCTATCTGGCCGGCGAAGCTGGCCCACAGGTCACAACCGTTGACGAGCGTGACCCCGACGGAATCACCATTCTGTCCCGCATTGATTTCGGCTGCGCCGTGCTGAATCATCGCGGTTTCTACAAGTCCACTGGCGCCTGATCTAAGGAGACCTAAACCATGAAAAACTTCGTTCAAAACGGCGCGAACCTGACCATCACGGCAGGCTCTGCTATCTCTTCCGGTGACTTCGTAGTGATCGGCGATCTCGTCGGCGTTGCAGTTACTGACATTGCAAACGGTGAAACCGGCGCCATCTCTACCGAGGGCGTTTTCCAAGGAACCAAAGCATCCGGCGCCTCTCTGGCGGTGGGTGACAAGGCTTACCTGAACAGCACCGGCAAACTGACCGACACCGCCACCAGCAATGACGCTGTGGGCCTGGTGGTGGCCGTTACTTCCTCGACCGTAGATGTGAAAATCTTCGGCCGTAAGGTGGCCTGATGAGGCAGGATCTGACAAATCGGATCCTCAGCGCGGCGACAGCGAGATTGGGGGAACCCGTCACGCTGTCCCGTGATGGCGTCAGCTATCAACTGCGGGGCATCTACAGCGAGACACACTCCGAGGTCGACATCGACACCGGGCTAAATGTCACGTCCCAGATGCCTTCGCTCACAATTAACAGCGCAGACATTTCTATTGATCCGAAGGGCAACGATCGAGTGACGATCGCCGACGGCCGGACCTTCATGGTTCGCGAAACAAGGGCTGACGGAGAGGGCGGCCTAGTTCTTTTGATGTATCAGGCGCAAGCGAACAACTACCTGTAAGGAGGCCGACGCATGGGCACGCTTGCAATGAATCTGTTCCCGGAGCGTTTTTACGGCGCGACGGAACACCCACGGAAGACGATCCGCGACGCAATCCACGAAAGGTTTACGACGAGCGTCGGACAGGTCAACGTTGCGGACTATCCGCAGGGATACGATCAAAACCTTGTCGAGGGTGACGAGGGCTATGTGGCCCCGGTGCTTGTCGACAAATACTGGACCCCGGCCGGGCCAAACGTTTTTCAGCGGAAAGAGGTCGAGATCGATTTTGGCGATATGCCGCTGATCTTGCTCCGCTATCAGGGCGAAAAAGTTTTAGAGCGTCCCGGCACAGGCTGGGAGGGCTTTGACCTACGGCAGATCGATCTGAGCATTGAGCCCTATGTGCTTGTCACCCCTGGGCAATCAGCTGAGCAGCTACTTGACGAAATGGCCTTTTACATCGAAGCCTGCATGAACGGCTTTGATCTGAAAAAGTACAACTGTGAACCGCTGCTCGCATCCACTGAATATGAGACCGAGTTCGACAACTCCCAGCCGGTGGCGGTTGGGTCCTTGCTGTTCGAGATACGCTATATGTGTCCGCGCCTGGGCGTCGACTTTGGCCTCTGGGATCGTGATGACGCTTGTCTGAACAATCCTGGCCTAGTGCCACCCGTGCAAACCGTCGTTGTCCGAAATAACTTCGGCACAGAGACCTACACCCACCCGGAAGATTTTTAAGGAGTCACACCCATGGCAAAAAAAGCAGCAACCAAAGAACCCGCAAAGGCAAAGGCCGCCATCACCCCTGAGCAGCTGGCCGTTTTTATGGGCCTTGAGAAAGGCTCAAGCAGAGGCCTGAAGCCCTACTGCGAGGCAGCGCAAAACGTTTGCAATTCATTTGCAGGCGGTGAGATGAAAGAGTCACAGGTTGCCACCATGGCCCTGCTGCACTGCGCTGCATGGCTGCAGCTCACGAAAGCAAAGACCATCAAAGAGCTAAAAGAGATCCCCTTGAAAGTTCGTTATATGGTGATCACTGCGATGGAAGACGCCAAAGCCTGATGAGTTTCGCAGTCCCACGGTCAAGCCGCAGGACTTCAGGAGTTGGCGATTATGAGCTGACAGATACGGCCCGAAATATCGGGTCACTGCTCAGGTTCGGGCAGGTGCTAAGCGTCAATAATGAACAGCGCACCTGCCGGGTCAAACTTCAGGAAGGCCTCGAAACAGACGATCTGCCCTGGATCACCGCCAGGGCGGGCGGGAATGTTTTTTGGGCTGCGCCATCTATTGAGGAAACGGTGCTGATCCTCAGCCCCTCAGGGGAACTGAATAACGCGGTTGTTCTGCCAGCACTACAGACAAACATGAACGGGACCTGGCCGTTCGATTTCTCAGATCTTGAGTTCATCTGGGGCGGCCTAGGCGATCCTCGGACCACCGTTTGGCGTTGGATTTTTGCAGACGGAGGGATCCTTGAAAACGACGCCGAGAAAAACCAATTTCGAGTAGAGCAGAAGCAAAGCCGGGTTTATGGCAGCGAGCTAGTCCACACGAAATCTGAAAAATTTATCTACATCGACGCAGACACAGAGCAGGGGATTGTCCACATAAAAGCCCCGATGATCAAGCTTGACGGGGATGTGCATATCACCGGGCAGCTGATGCAGACCGGCCGGATCGTCGGAGTGAAGAAAGACGGCGCAGGCCTTAAAGAGCTGGACCTTGTCGGCGATCCAATCAACCTCAACAGCAACGGCGGCGTGTTGGGCTTGCTGGCCGGTTTGCTCGGTTCTGTCGCTGGCGGCGCGCTTTCGCTCGGGCAGCTGGGCGACATCATGAACCTGAATGGCAATTTGCTAGGCGGGCTGAATGGCTTGGCTGACAACATCCTTGGAGCTAGCGGCCTGCAATCTCTATTCACTGCAGCCAACGGCCTGAACATTTCAGGCATCGGCGCAGCTATGAATCTGACCGGCAGCCTTCCCGTGCTGGGTGAGGTTTTCAACGGCCTAGGTTTTGCCGGCACAATTTTGGAAGACATCACGACCGGACTGCCGCAGCTGATCCAAGGCGTTACCAGTGGCACCGGCTTAGATCTCACAGGAGCGTTCAACGGGCTGAGCGGATTGGCCGGCGCGATCGGCACAGAGTTCAATATCCCAGCTCTAAGCAACCTCAGCGACAGCGGCGCCCTGGGCGCGATTGCTGGCGTCATCGACGGCGGGACGCTCACCATCAATGACGTGATGGGCGTTGTCTCTAGCTCTGGGCTGCTGCCTCAAGGAAGCGACATAAGCAACGCGATCAACCTGGCCTTAGGGGCTACTGATGCGGTTTTGGATGATGACGGCAACCTTGTGGCAGGGCCTGAGCTGCTGGACTTCGCCGCCCGCACTGGCTCTGATGTCATGGGCGCGCTGCTCGGGGGAAACTCTGACGTTGACGCAAAGCAGATCGCGCACAAGATCAGCGAGCTTGGCCTAGCCACAAACCTTGAGGCATTGATTGAGGCAGGGGTCGACGGTGGCGACGGGATCGGCACCCTGATCAGCTCTGGCGCCATCACCCTCGCCCAGGTGCTCGACTTAAACAGCATTTTTCAGAACGACCCAGACGCAGCAGCAACAGCAGCGCAGGCAGGGTCAGGGGCAGGGTCAGGCGTTCAAAAATTCTTTGACTACTTCGAGCGGGCGGCCCCAGGGCAAGTCCCGCGTCGCGATATGAGCAGCGCGGCAAACTCAGACACAAGCCCGAAAAAAGGGACAGTGAAAGACAGCGCGACCGGCAACTATGTGCCAGATGGCACGGTTACCGACGTTCCGAACGCTTACAGCGATTGGGACACCAACTATGCCTAAGGGGGAAA